GTTTTCATTTTGGTGCCTCTGCTGCATCATTGATTGATTTTATGAACTCTTTCGGTATTTCACATTCTCCGCCAGAAGTAAATTTGGTATCATATTTGACCACTTCTCTATCAATGTATTTAACAATGTCTTGGCCACGGGTCTTAATCACTTGTGTCTTTGTAACAACTTTCTCCACAATCTTTATATTTTCTTCTTTTGATTGTGTTTCAGCAATTGCAACTTTTTCTTCCATTTCTTTGACTCTTGCTTCCCATGCATCATTATCATATATTGCACCAGACATGAATGTACCTATGACTATTGCTGCAATAGAACCAAGTTGTATTGGTGTTTTATAGATGTACAGAAATGGAATGAAACTAAGGAATCTAATTAGATATGAAGCGGCCAAACCAAAAATGCCGGATATTAACACGGCGTAGAAAATCCAATTAGGTAACCATTGCAATATCCACATATTACATATTTGGTTGTTTGCGTTTAACGAATGACATTACTGGATTTCTTTTTTTAGAAACACCAGGTTCTCCACCTGCACCGCCAGAACCAGCAATGTTTCCACCACCGACACTATTGGCTGGTGCGCCGGCCATACCATCTTCTTTGACACAACTGCCTTGTGCAAATTCTTGTGTGCCTTTTTTACGTTTGTATCCTGGCCAACAAGCTTCTACAAATTGTTTAAATGTTTGCATTAACAGTTCCACTTTCTCAGAGCTAAAGCTTTACGACTTGGTTCACCATTTGGTTTTTTCATTGCGCCTTGCATACCACCCATGCGAGCACAGAATGATTTTCTACGGTTTGCTGCTTTAGAACCTGGTTTTAGTTTAGATGGTTTTGTTGTGACAGCCATTGAGAGTTTTGAACCTGGATTTTCTCTGCGATATGAAGCGATGCCTTTACGGTTCAATCCGCCTTTAGGATCTTTACCCTCTTTACGTTGCCAAGCGGCAGATTCTTCTACTAATTTTTCATCACTTATACACTCTAGTTCTTTCCAAATTAATTCAGAATCAACGTTTAAATCACAAGCAAAATCTTCTACCATTTCCTCAATAACATCAAAGAGATATTCAACTGATTCGTTTTTGCTAGACATGTAACCAGCAGATGTTTCAATATAGTCTGCGGCTAATGTTACCTTAGATTGAACCCAAGCAGGTACCTGCATATTTGGATCTTTAACTACATCACGCATCATATTGATGGAACGTTCCATTTGATTCAATTGATTCATAATCATGCTGCCCTCATCATCCATCTCTTTACCCATGGCGATGGCAATATGGTTTTCGTCTATTTTGATGTATTCGTTGAATTTTTTCATATGTTTCTTAATATCTCTGCGACATTCATATCTAGTGGTAAATCGGATGATAATATAGTTTTTCCATTGATACCATAAACAAAATCAGGCATAATATCAAGATAGTCTAAAAAGGTCTTTAGAATATCATAATCACGTTCATCAGTCTTATAGAACAATATTCTTGCTGTAGCTTCAGGACCAAAAACATTATTCAATAAAATGATATGGTTCATTATCAATCGTTCTTTGAGAGATTTTGTTATCTTATATCTACGGAATAACCTTTTCAGGTATTTCGTTCTTTTGATATCTCCTTCAAATTCCGACATAATACAATGCGGTGATGTATAGCATTTCATAGCATACAACATAAAGTTTTCGTCATTCAAATCATCAAACATATTATAGAGGGGCCGAAGCCCCTTTTGTTAAGCGTCAGGTAAAGTAATATCGTCTGAACCATCACCTTTAACTTCGGAAATGGCAACTAACGTTTCATACTGAACACGACCTGCACGGCCGCCAGAACCAACTGTCTTTACGTTCCAACCAATGTGTGTTGCGTGTTCTGCACCACTAACACTTTGACTTAGACCACGACTTGCAATCGCTGTTGCACGTACACCAGCAACAATATCAAAGTATTGAGTTGCAGCACCTTGTGTTGTAAGGTCAATAACAACGTTGTTAGCTGCATAAGCGGCAGTTGCTGCTAATGAGAAACGATTGGCATCAACAGGCACAACATAATATGTGTTTGCGTTTGTAATACCACCAATGTTTGCAGAACCATTCCAGTTATAAACTAGAGCAGCACTATTTGCTTGGCCGTGTGCAGTATACATAACTACGTTATTTGCAACAATAACTGCAGCTATTGGAATAGTTAAAACTGGTTGTGCAACTGTAACTGCTGGAGTTGATGTGTAACCAACACCTGTGTTTGCGACTGTGATATTACTCACTTGGCCAGCAGCAATAGTAGCGGTGGCACTTGCACTATATGCACCAGCACTAGCTACAATAGAAACACCAGGTGCTTCAACATATCCAGAACCTTGATTTGACAATGAGATATCTACTACATTATCACCACCAGCAGCGGTTTCTGTAGCATCTACCATGAACAATCCAACAGTCATACCTTGTGTATATGCCTGGAATTGTGTATTACCATACAGCAATGCAACGTTTGCAGCTGTTGGTGCGGATGCAACTGGCGCATTTGTTGTTTGTACTGTATCAACAGCCCAATATGGTGCATTAGCTGCGTTATCGTTATTTCCCCAAGATGACATGTTATTCTCCTTTTAACCGTGGGTTATATTTACTATTTATCTTTTTCCAGAAATTGGTTTACGCATCTTCATCATAGGGTCGATTTCGATGGTATCTCGTTTTTCACCAGTCAAGGTGGTACCGCCTGTTAAGACTGCTGCGGCTTTAGGTTCCTCTAAATCTGCACTGACGTTTTGCATCTTTGGTTTCTTACCATAAGCTTCCTCTTTCACACCCTTCTTTTTGTAGATGGATTTAATGATACGAGCAGACTTAGACATTTGAATTAATTTCTTATTCTTATCTTTTGGTGCAACATCATCAGGATTATTTGCACCGTCATTAGGCATTGATGATGCGGCCTTTGGATCCTGATAGTTCTCATTTTTAGGCGTCAAAGCACGTTTGGCATTTTCTGCATTTCTTGCTGTTTCTTCTTCACGTTTCTTTTTGGCATTTTCTAATGCTCTCTGGAAACGGACCGCAGCAGATTGAGCTTCTGCAACAACTTCTTCATCATGTTCTACTGAATCACCCATGTAACGACCTTTACCATATCCACGGTCATTTCCATCATGAGTTGATGGGATTGGTTTTTGAGGACCAGAATTTGCCTTTTTCATCTCTGCTGATGTTCTATCACCAAGTCTTTTCAGGCCAGCATTACGAGCATTAAGTTTTGTAGTTGCTTGTTTATCTGAACCCATACTAGACATTACTTTAACTGCAGCATCCATTCTACTCTTAACAGCAGCTTTGTGGTATCCGTCTGTTGATACTTCATCAAGTTCTTCAACCGATTCAGTTGCTTTCACTTTTGCAATGGTATTACCAGATTTTCCAAACTTGTTAATTTTTGCTCTAGCTAAATTGATTCCTCGGTCTCTTTTGTTTGCTCTTACATTATCTTTTTTATCATCTTCGTAATCACCAGTATCTGTATCCCTATAACTACTATGTAACGCATCCATACGGTCACTTCTTGCTTTATTTACATATTTTCCAAGAGCTCTTTTTGATACTTCGTCTAATTCAATTTCTTCTTTGTTGTGTTTCTTTTTCAAATACTTGTCAACCTTACGGGCATATTCATCTTTTACTTCTTCGGCCACATTATGGTCTCTTTTCCATTTCAGGAATTGTCCCATCTTGGAATGTGCAACCATTTGGTTTTTAGTAACGTATTTTGGATTGATACCTCTAGAAGTCAAATATTGTTTTAAAGCAGCGTCTTCCGCAAGGTTTGCTTTTGCAGACCACGGATCGAAAGGATTGGTTCCAAAAGATGGTTTCTCAGCAACACCTTTTTTAACTACAGATTTTAATGTTTGTGCTTTGCTCATTATTGTGCCTTATTTGTTCATCATTTCTTTTTGAACTCTATCTAAAGATTTTTTAGCCAAGTACCTTGCGTGGTTCAATGGCTTTAAATCGTGTGTATCATTAATACTAGAGACAAAAGGTCCGTCTTCCTGACTGGTTGGTCCTTTTGCCTCAGTTACTTTTTTTCTTTGGCCTGTTCTGGTTTGTCTTTTTGTTTAGAACCACCATATGCAGAACCTTGTTTTACACCTGAACCACCATTTGGTTCTGGTTTACGAGGAGTTTTATAATCAAATGCGTTTTCCATGAATTGTTTCAAGGTTTTTCCTTGAACTTCTTCTTTTTGGAAATCTTTTGGAATTTTTCCTTGTTCTGGTTGATGGGCTGATAAATGTCCATAATAATGGTCATCTTTACCCGATTTCTTTCTTAATTTATCTACTTGTTTTGATGCACTATCAATTGTTTTATGTTTGCTTACTATTTTAAGTTTAGTATCACCAGGACCACTATTACGATAAACTCCATAGTGTCCTTTTGTATCTGTACCAAACATTCCTCTACTGGGTAAATCATTAATTCCACCCTCATTCACTGGTTTCTTAGCAGGCGCAGGCTTCTTTTTCTTGAAGGACGGATAAGGTGCTGTCTGCGTGAATGCGTTGGAGACCGGTCTCACACCTTTGTACTCCGCCTCTTGCATTTTTTTATTGTCTTTTTTAGCAACGTCTTTGATGCCTTCTTCAACAGTTTCTTCTTCTTTGACGGCTTTCTTTTCACCACGAAGAATTTTGAAATCGTGTGCATCAACTTTGTTGTTCTTATTTTTATCAATTAAATGTTGATTTCCTTTAAGTGCTTCTTGTTGTAAAATATCTTTTACTGCATCAGCAATAGGATCGTGTTTTCTTAGATTAATCATTTTATTTTCCTTTAGTAATGTTTGTTGCAGCTGCAGCCATAGTTTCACCTTTTGCTTCTGCGGCGCCGCCGTGGCCGAAATGTTTTTCTTTTTGTGCTTGGTCACTATACTCTTTAGCTTTGTCCATCAAGTGAGCCTTTTGGCGTTTGATTTCTTGAGCATCATGGTGTTCAGTTTCCGGTGTGGATTCTCTAACGAATTCTGTGAATCTTTTCATTTTTTCTTCTTCTTTATTGAACTAGAACCAAATTTATCTTTTGGATTTTCCATTGGTTCTTTATTTGTGGAACCACCCAAAACACCATAAACACCCATTTCAGAATCAGATGGATCATTAAACGATTCTCTATATGTTACATCGCCTAGACCAGACATAGGGTATACTGTACCCTGTTGGCGTGTATCAAATTCTGGTCCAACTGTTGTTATATTTCTCATACGTTGATTAACAGTTGGTGAATCCATAAAACGATTACGTTTTACTTTTTCTTTGTCTTTGGAGAAGTTGTTTTCTTTGGGAATTGGACTGATTTTGAGGCTGGGGCCTTCTTCGCTATAGGTTTTGAAGGTGTAACTTCCTCGCTTTTTGTTTCCGTCCCACTTGATGTTGTCGGCATTGGAGTCGCTGGCACGATTATCAGGGGTGGCGTCTCCTGGACCATCGGCTTTTGGACCGGTTCCGGTTGAGAGTCTTGGACCACCACTGGTTCGACTGGCTTTGTAACTTTCAAAAAATCTAGAATTTTTCTTAACATTTTCATTTTCCTTAAATAATGATGTGATACTAATTTTACCACGACTTTCCAACCAAGAGAACGCAATTTCGTTGTAATTTCTGTCCTCGATGAACCTATTTATTTTTTCGTAAGTATCAGTAATATCCTCTTGGATTTCTTCAAAGGATGAACTGTTATTGAACTCCATAAATTTAGAAAAATTCTGTTTATATGATTCTTTAGATGTTTGTGCAAGTTGCCACTTATCAAATCTAACAGATTCGGAAATTGATTTGGTCAGTTTTTCATTACGTTCTTTACTGGCCTCATTTGTTGTATCAACAAATACCAGTGCAACATCATAACCAAATTCTTCTAATTCTTCTCTAATGGTAATCATTCTGATGTGGTCATCAGCAGGACCATTAATGATTAGTGGCCCACGATTACGAATTGCTTCTCTACGATAGTCGGTTGTTTTTTCGGATAACTTCTGTTTGTCCATCAATAAGTCAAATGCTTGTACTGAATTCAATTCTACTGCTTTTGATTCTGCAATTGCTTCACGAATAATAATGTCTTTACCTGAACCTGGTCCACCCGTCACAAAGATTGCTTTGAATAGTCCACGATTGACTTCTTCATTCATGCCCATGCCTTTACGAACATCACGGAACAACTCTTTTGCATGTTTTTCTGGAACGTGTGGAGGAACACCTTGTCTAAAAGAATTGAAATCTCCACTCTTTGCATGGTCACGCATTTTAGATGCAGACATACCTTCTGCACCGTCAGCATCAGGGTCCCGTTGGCCGGCAGATTTAACTTCAATCTTTTTGAAATTGAAAAGTGATCCAGCTGCTGTTCCGTTGTATTGTTTTAACTTTTCTTGATATTCATTGACACGGTCTGAACCTGCAACCATAATCAAGTGGTCGTGTCCCATTTGATGTAATCTTGCGGCATGTTGTAGGAATGTTGGTTGTTCTTTGCTTGATGTTTCGATGTTTGTATCTGGAAAAAATCTCTTAGTGTGTTTTAATTTTGATTTAACATCCAACGGATTCTTCTTAGCGTCATTAGAATGTGAGATTATAACATGGTGTGGTGCTTTATAATCTTTTCCAATTTGTTTGACTTTATCAACCAATTTTTCATGGCCAGTTGTTGGTGGATTCATGCGACCAAAAGCCATCACCACAGGCTTGTGTGTTTTTGAATCCGATTCTAATTTTTCTAAGAATGATTTCATTTAATCTTTGTGTCCCAAAGTTTTCTTGAATTTAAACAAATCTTCATCTTTGTCCAAATCATATGTACTTTTATTTAAACCTGATTTACCATCAGGATGAAATGCAACTGTTCTAGCTGATTTATTACCCTTTTGTTTCTCTCTGATTCTCCAAGAACCTTTACCAGATATATTAGGTAGGCCATGGCCGGTTTCATCTTTTTTGCCTACACTATATGTACCATAACCACCAACCTGTAAAACGTGTACGTGGTGGTCTTGTAGATATGCGTGAGCTGGATCTAAATCTGGATGCTTAATTTCTATTGTCTTTGCACGACCAGATTCTGTTGTTGTGGCTTTATTCGGATTCTTAAAGTGTTTATTCATGTGAGCCAAAACTCCAGACTTCTCTATTTGTTTTGCATAGAGTGGTCTTTTTTCTCTGGCAGCATCACCGATATGCCAACCTTTTTCTTTGGTGTGGTGAATTGTTAATTGTCCCATGGCCGCAGTAACACCATCTTTTGTTTCACCATTCAACAATGAACCGGAAACAGTACCGTTATGTACAGTTTTCTTTTGTCTGTTTTCAACTGCAAAGTCTGTACCACCGGTGGAACCTGCACCTGAGAGATGATGTGGCATGATACCATGGTGTTTCAATCGATCAACAAACTTGGACTCATAATCATGTCCTTTGTTTGTTGGTGCTTCACCAGGTTTGTGCATTTTGGAAATAGGAATCAATTGATGATTTCCCGTTTCATCTTCAGCGTGTACATGAATTTTACCATTAATACGTTCAACACTTTTTAATTTAACTGAAGATCCGGCCGGTAAATCCTCATGTTCTGCTGCTAGTGTATGTGTAAATTCTTTTGAACCTAGGTGTGGAGTAACATATTTCTTTAGATGGTCTTCGCCTGCTACACCAGATGCAGTCATCTTACCACGACCTTCATTTAATAAAAAGATTTTAAAAGTATCCATCAAATATTCCTTATTCCAGCAAAGTTTCTACGAGAGAACTCTGCACGATTAACAAATTTATCAGATTCATTATTGTGATGAAATACGTAACCTTCTGGATTAGCATCTTCACCACCATGTTGGTGTTGAAATTGTTGATGTTGATTCATTGTATCAATCAATGCACCTTTTGCAGACTGTAGATGGCCATGCATTTTGAAAAGATTATTATAGTGTTTTTTATTACGTTCAACTTTACCAAGTTCATCTTTCAAATCTGCTTGTTTGGTTGTACGATTCTTTTCTGTTTTTAATTTATCAATATCTTTATTCTTTTTGGTTTCTAACCAACTCTTAAAATTCTGATGATTTGGTTGTTCACCTGTGCGGACAGTATGATTCATATATGTTTCTAGTGATCCACCAGCTCCATGATGATCGCTGGTACCAGCATACATGTCACCACCATGTGTATCATGCATTGCTTGTGCAGCTGCAAGATGACCATTGAATTTCTTTTGGTGTTGTGGACTGAAATGCACTTTTGATGTATCCATTCTAGGGTCAACTGAGTATACATCAGGATGTTTTGTAAACTTTTCATGGTTGACTTCATGTGATGCACTCAGACTTGCTGCATCGTCACCATGATAGGAAAGATGTGTAACAACACCAATTTTTGATTTTTTAACTTTGTTGGCCTCATCACCATGTGCGGTGTAGGTTAGACCAGAAGGATTTGGATGAAATGAATGTCCACCATTATCTTCTTTTTTCTTATCTTCTTTATCTGTGCCAAACATCATATCACCTTGATACACACCCTCTTTTGGTGCGACTTTAGGTAAATGTGTCAGTGCATCTTTTAATTTTGCGGCCAAACCAGGAGCATGGCCGTGATTAGCGTCAACGTCCTGTGGTGTGTAATTAATCTTAGGTGTTTTGTTGAAAGCAGACTTTGATGCAACAAAGAACTTACCAGTCTTTGGATGATGACCATAAACAAGGGCTGGTGAACCATCATATTTTGTGGTCAACTCAGATGATTTTTTACCAGACTTGATATGTTCACCTGCGGCTGTTAGGGAAGCAATAGCGTGTTTTGCACCTTTTTCACCTGTTTGTAGAGGGCGGTCTTCCACATGCGTCAAATGTTTAATCTGACGGCTAGCGCCTTCTTCAGGATCTTCTTGTTCGGTCAAAAAACTTTTGAAAGATATCATTGTTTACCTATTGAATTACAACACACTTTGGTTGACTGTAGGTTATTTATACAATTTTTTAACCAATATATTTAAATTTTTGAATTATTGGGTTGGATACATATCAGTCGTGCATATACTGGCCAGTTAAGGCCGTAACGCATCCAGTATTCATCATATCAAATTCCAATAATTTACTTGATGGAACGTTAATCATATGTGAATGTTCGGTGTCTAAACCTTTATTAAATAAGGCAAAATTCTTATGTATAATGTCAATATACTCATCAACCAACGAGAAACACCAAGAGTACAATCTGGTTTCCAGTACGTGAGTGGAACCATATGAGTTCTGTACATCCAGTGGCATCCAACTTTGTACTCTCTTTTTGAATACAAATTTACCAAAAGTATTGTCATAATCTTTTAGGTCAAATTCATCTAGTAGACCGACTCTGCCACCTAATTTAAACATTCGGCCTTCCATATTCTTAAAGTCATATTTCTCTTTTAGATGCATTATACTGTTTAAAATTAGGAAGTTTTCACCAAAACTTTTCAAACCATGGCGATTGATTTCTTGTGCAGAAGTATTCGTAGACATATCCAAAAAGATATCAACCTTAGATTTTATGACATCCAGTTTCCAATTTTCCAAAGGATGAACGGAACTATCTGTGAAAACAATCAAAGAATCTTTGGTTCTTCTACGAACACTATCAAACGTTTCTATTGTTTGTGTGTATCTATCTTCAAAATTGACGACACCAATATTAGGTTGAATACATGATGATACTATAAAAATGTTTTTCATTATTTAAAATTATTCAACGTTTCAACAACATGATTCAAGTCAGATTCAGTTAACCACCAACTAATAGGTACACAAGTTTGCGTTGCATCAAAACTGGTAACACCGGACAAATGGCCTTCTGCAAATTGTTTTGTAGAGTCGTACATATCATTTCTGAAATGAACTGGACTGCAAACAATACCATTCGTTTCTAGGTATTTTGTAAATTCTGCTTTTCTTCCATTAAGAATATGCATACTCAATAACCAGAATGAACAAGTTTCATCATACGTTGGCATAATCAAGTTTGGATTATTAACATTTTCAATTAAGAATTTTGCATTTCTTCTTTGTTGCAAAACAGATTCTCTTGCTTCTGGAATATTACATAAACCAATCGTAGCATTAATATCATTCATGTGATATTTGTAACCTGCTTTGGTGATGTTTTGTGTACATCTAAATGATTCTGATTTTGTTCTGTCTAAACCGAACCATCTGAGTACTCTGGCTTCATTTGCCTTTTCTTCATTAGGACAAATCAAAAGACCACCATCACCACTGGTTAGGAATTTAATTGCTTGTAGACTGTAACAAACATAATCACCACGTTCCGGTTTCGTTTCCAAGAAAGTATCCCATGTGTGTGCAGCATCTTCAATAACTGGTACACCAAATGATTTTAAGGTTTTGAAATCACAGATTTTTCCGGCCCAATTAACAGCAACAATTGCTTTGGTTTTTTCTGTGACAAGTTTTCTTGCCGATTCTGGATCCATAAGACCAGTAATTGGGTCAATATCCGCCCATCTGATTTTGGCATGACGGTGAATGATGCCAACTTGTGACGCAAAACAAGTTTGTGGAGTTGCAATTACTTCATCACCAGGTTCAACATCACATAGGTGCAAAGCCAAATCAATAGCAGATGTACAAGAGTTTAATGTAACTGGCCTAACATTGGTTTTCAATTCAGTTTGCAGTGCAGTTTCAAATTCTTCAACCTTTGTACCTTGGCCAATGAATCCAGACATTAGTACTTTGCCAACTTCTTCTGGTACCTGGTCTGACATTCTAACTTTAAATAACTGAATCATAATGATACTCCATCTTAATTATTTTACCATCATCTCCGGTAACTCTGAAACCAATTTTGTTGTAGACCGAAAAGGCCTTCATATTGGTTTTCAATACTTCCAACTTGATTGGTAAATTAAATGGTTCAGAATTTTTTACAAGATATTCAAAGAGTGTGTGACCATAACCTTTGCCTCTCTCTGAGTCAATCAAACCACCCGTCAATAACACAGCTCCATCTTCAACTCTTATGTAACCGTAGCCAATCATTTCACCAACAACACCATGATATACCTTATGTAAGAGATAAATCTTATTGGTTTCTTTATTAAGATTTTTATACCAATTTTGTTGTTGTTCATATGAAATTTCTGAAGTATTTCTTGTCATAAAATCTTTACAGTTATTTCTAATTTGTCTCATTCTTTCCGCTTCATTTTCTGTACTCACGGGAATTAAGAATATATCTTTCATATTATACCTCTTTATTAAAATCACTAAAAATAACAAATGGATCAAGTCCAAGTTGGTGGTCTGGAATTCTATGTAGTTCAAACAATTCCGGATGTTTGACGGAAGCTATCAACATTAATGTTTGGTCATCATCAACCATGCCATTACTTCCCAATAAGATAAGACTTTCTTTCATGTATTCTTCGAATTTTGGCCATGCAGTTTTTCCACCAACAATCTTTGCACCTAATATGTATACATCATTAGTCGAGATTATATCCTGTATGCCTTTGTTGTCATAGTCTTTATAATTGAACAGATGCATTTTATTAACATCGAAATCATATGACCATTTTTTACTTGCTGGTACCTTATCAGCAGTACGGCAATAACCAAAGTCTAACCAAGATACCAATTCGTTTGTCGCAAAATTATTTTTAATTGCAACATTAACAAAAAATGATTTTAAATAATTAACAACGACATAATGAGGATTCCAATATTCAGGATTTGCTCTTTGTGATGGATGAATCATCTTTTGAAAACTTTCATTACTCTGGATGTTGCCGATCTCCCCAATCAACTTGTCATACTTTTCAAAAATATCAAGCGAAATGAATTTTGTTGGCCTATCACCACGTAATGGTTGTAGTTTTTCAATTATATCTGGTGTAGAGAAAACAACCATTTCGTTTTCCATTTGAGCCATATGAGAAAAACGTTCAATGTATGTTTCGGTGGTTCTCTGTAGATATGCTGGCAGACCTTTATCGGGTGTCCAGTCACCACGGCCAATATCGTAAAAAGCAGTAACAATAGTAATATCACTCATCATGTTGTCCTAAAAGTAATTAATTCCTCAACACCATACTTATCATGGTAAAATTTCTTCAATACAGGATCCCTATCATATTGGTGTACAATATAATAAGGTTGGTCATCACCAGTTAACATTAATCCATCCCGAAAGATTGGATGTTTCTCTGTGATGAATGGTGCGAAATGTTCTTTCTCATCCGGTTTGTTTGTAACGTGTAGATTGCAACAGAAACCATCATTCAAACCACTAATGTAGGTACTACTAATGTATGGATACCAATTCATCAATACATTATATGCGGCTTGGTCTGCAACCCAATCTGCTCTATTTAAAGATAGTTGGTATAATAATGCACACATTCCAGAAACACTTGATGCTTTGCCGGCCAAGGTGCCGACATTCAATACTTCATATTCTTTAATATCTTCATAAAAATATTGACCAAAACATTTTAAAATGTTATCACGATTCCAATGTTCGTTTTTTATTTTGATACATTCTGATACTGCAACCAAATTTATATCATCAGAACGTTGTGTAATCTTATCTAACAAATAGTCCATAGGATCAAGTTGAAAAATTACATCACGCACATCTGTACTAACAACAAATCTATATTTGTCTAAGTTTCTTTTTAGGAAATCATAGATGTGCATGAATCGTTCCATATGAAACATTGTACCAGATTGTGACTTGGCCGGAATAGCAATAAATCCGGCCTGTGTAATTTTGTTAAGTGTTTCTTGTGATGCATCAATCGCAATCAGAACTTTGTCACCCTTGAATGTTGTTTGATTGATTGATTCAATCCAAGGTTTGACTTGTTCGTAGTTATAGTTTTTAAATGCACCTATAATCAGGTCTTTTTGCGCCATGGTAAATCTCCATTATATTGTTTGTTTATCATCTCATTTCCTCTTAAAAAGAATTCTGTTTGTACAGAATCTGCTCTACTAGCAACTCTATAGTTTATTGTGTACTGGCCATTCGTGTCGAATTCTGGTGAATTCTGCATCATAAATGGTGACAATATTCTGTCAACTTCCGGTTGCTCTTGTGGATGTCTTGCTCTGCGGTACCAGTAAGGTGAGAAACCTAATGCTGCGGCCTTAGGTATCATAAAACAATTCACATCAATGAATTTATCATTAATCACAGAGGTCCATTTACCTAGTGATTCACAATCATCGTTACATATATATTCGCCTTCTTGGCTGACGATTTTACGTAGTGAGTATGCCCATTTATTTCCCTTTGATATAACATCAACCAAGGTTTCAATATGATTTGGTTCGTACCAATTATCTTCATCCAAGAAACATAGGAACTCACCGTTTGCAATATAGGTCATTGCACCATATATTCTGTGTCCGTTGTATTGGTCTTTTCCTGTTGCGTATGGAAGGTCAACTAGGTCAATATGTGGATACTCTTTGGCTATCACACGACCTTTTGGTTGGCCATCAACAACAACTAAGTGTTGTATGTTATCATAGGTTTGGTTTTTAACCGAGTCTAACGCTTGGCGTACACACGGTGCACCTGTGGTAGGTGTAATCACTGTCACTAACGGTTTCATAATGTATCATCCTCTAGTTAATTTTAATATTGCCTCAATTTGTTTTTCAATTGCTGGTTTGCGATTAGGCCAATAGATGTATTCTTTATCACCTGTACTATGTAGTTTCTTTAGGAAAGGTATAATCATCTTCTCAAGTTCAGCCAATCGTCTTTCTGTTTCCGACAAATTGACCTTGTAGTTCTCAACGGTCTGCACACTCTCTTTAATAGAAGAATTGTATTCTTGTTCAGAGATAGCGGAGAAACCAAAATCATTTTCGGTATCTTCATACTGTTTCAATATTTTATCAAAGTCTGTTAGTGCCATAATTACATTCTCACTATTACTGCATTTGCTGGTGTATTATCTGTAACAACAATTCGTCCTGCGGAATCACCTTTCGATGGTGATTTACCATAAATCTTTGGAGTACCCTGACTATCTTTAGCTGAAGGATCAAATCTTTGGTCTTCCCTTCTTGCTCTCAATCTAAAATATAACTCATGTGTTTTTGCATATTCATGTGATTCTGTTAATACACCATTAAGTGTCAACTGATTTTTTTTATCATCATATTTACCAGAAACATTCATAGGTCCAATGTACATGTAATCTATTGGCCCACCCATCTTTTCATTACCAACAACTATTTTCACTTTATCTGTATTTCCTATTTTACCATAAACATCTGGAACTTTATCACCAATAACCAACTTTTCTTTTTTTACTAAATGGTCGTATGCAGTTTTCATAAACTTTTTAGCAATACCAGGAACAGCTAATTCTAATCCTTTTAATCCTCCACCAGCTAAAGAAGGAGCAGATTCTCCTTTCAAAGACAGGTTTAGTTCTTCGATATTTTTACCTTTTACCACTTCAAATACAACATCTGTATATGGTTCGGATCCACCGGTTTGCCGACCTGTAAACTTTTTGGCACCAATGACACCAATTATTTTAGTTTTTCCAGCAATAACTGTTATTGGATTGTTTTTATTTTTTTTGATAGAAGAATTGATACTATCAATAACACCCATTTCTTGTCGTTCAGCTGATGCACCGGCCATTGTTAACTCCCAAATGAAAGTATTTATCTAATTATTTGAATGTCTTTTCCAGAGGTCCAAACTTCAAGTTCAGTTCTTAAACGATTTTCTGTCTTTAGGGTTTCGAATCTATTTACGGCCTTTTTTCTCCACCATTCAATCAAGTTTACCAGATTGTGTTTTTCATAGTTTTCACCAGGAATAAGCACGTCCGTCTTACAATTTACATAGTCAACCATGTTCTTAAATCCATAGTCACTGATGTAATATCTTTTTTGTTCTGTCAACCCTTTTGCTTTGAGGATCGTTGCTATGAATGTGTCCCCTTCAGGACTACCTTTAAGAGCAGCTTTAGTAAGTGAAATAATCTTCATCGTTGTTTTTAATTTCTTACTTGATGCATCATCATCAACAATATCACCAACAATATCTTCCACATATGCACGTAAGTCATCATAGGCTTTTCCATGCATCATCGGTATAAAATCAGAATCTGTCAGACCTTTATAACGAATGTATGGTTTCATGCCATCATATTGTGAAACGGTCTTAGAACTTCCATACAAACTGGTAGTCTCAAAGAGACATAGATTCATACCATATTTTTTATTAAGTATTTCTCTAACTTCATGTGATGTACATATTGCGGCCAACAGTTTACCGCCAAGATAGTTGTAACCAAATGGTTGTGCAGGTACGATAACAAATCCCATCATGGCAGAACCATTGAATCGTTTGGACCATTCCGGTTTCTGTGTGAACACTTGACCAAGAAGTTCATTGCGAGGTTTCATGTTGATTACAGGTGAACCTAGTCTAATGAATCCTACAATCTTTCCTGTGTTTTTCTCCAAGACAGCCAATCTTATTTGACGACCAACTGGTGAAATGTTGATATGTGAACTGGTAATGTTCAATAGATTCTCCCACTTTTCTTGTGGTATTTCTAATACTTCAAAATCCATATCTTTTGGATGCATTGTAAAATCTGAGAACAAATCATCTTCTATGGGAAACAAAGGGTTTGTCGATAGTCCACCCAAAGAATTTAATTTCTGGTCACGCATGTACTCATCAACACGATTGAAGTTACCAAAATAATCTTCAAACACCTTAGCGCAATGTAAGGCATTTTCTTTTGTTATCATCATACTTTAAATCCATCAAATGATTTCTTTTGTGGTTTTTCTCTGTTACCAAATGTATTCAATGGTTTATCTGTATGACCAGCATCAGCCAAACCATCTTGTGCTGATTGTTCAACATCATATAACCTCATCTTTGCACGGTCAATACCCAAAGTAAATCTCTTATGAAATGTTGGATCAGCATAACGATTCTTCAATTGCTTCACCATAATCTGGCCCATCTCTTCCAGTTCTTCGGAAGAAATCAAAGCAAACATCATATCTGCGGTTGCCGGCAAACCAAAAGACTCACTTGTGTCCTCAAGTCCGGGATCGGAAGAAGTAAATCCACTTCTAGTTGTTTGTGTCGCAGAAACAATAGGTACTCCGAACTCAACGGCAAGACCTCGCAACTCCTCGGCGATGGATTTAACGTAGGTATATGAGTTGATATTGGCTCCTGCTTTAATCCTAGAACTACAACAAATATTAAGATAATCAATAAAAATGATATCAGG